AGCATTCCAAGAAATCATGTTTGGATTAGGGGTTATTCCTTTTGGATGATTTCCATCCCTACCTAAGAACTTAACCCAGTCATACCCTTTAATCCCATCATGGCAAGTAACTTTCAAACCTGGCCATGCCGCTAATCTATCCTTATGTGGAAGGAAAAATTTATTATCCCCAAAGAAAACCATATCTATCCAAGTTCCAATCAGATATGCGGAATTAATACCAATGACATGCTTCTTATGGATAACTTCCATGTAAGGGGAGTATATTGAGGGAGGTGAAACCCCATTCATTACTTCTTGCACAAGAGTGTCTGGAATATCAAATTGCTTTGTTACCGATGGCCCTCCTCCAAGAATCCAAACATCTCCTCCCTCCCATATACGTGGAACTTCCCAATTCATCACTTTAGTTTTTTAATCATTGTCTTTGCCTGTTCCTTAGTCAATGGTTGTTCATTGATAACTTTCCCCTCAGAAGATATTACATCATAATAGAAACCATGTGAAATAATCTTCCCTTCCGCATCCATTTCCATATGTTTATCTTCCCGCTCATTCATGCGGTATATGACGGGTTTATCCATTGATAAATCCACTTCTGGAGGAGGAATAGATTGGGATTCTTCCTTCTCTGGCATATTTAGGGTAACATCCAAAGGAATGACTGTTAGTCTGAATTCTATTGGAATGGCACTTTCAGGAGCAGAAAATATCTGCCCTGGTTTCATGATTTTCTTACCCCAATACCAAGCTCTGCTGGAAACAACTTTCCAACGGATCGTGACATCTTTAGGTTCCATAATTAACCCTCCAACTTTTTAACCAGTTCCAAAGCCTCAGATTTTTTCAAAGCCTTCTCATTGATAACCTTTCCCCGATTATCAACAGCATCATACCAATTACTTTTTCCTCTCCTCTGAACAGAGAATTCAATCTTAACTGCTACGGGTTCTGGTCCAGTTGGTATGGGTTCCAAAGGTTTTATTGTATCCCTGAAAGCCATTGATACTTGATCTGAAGTGGCTAAGAATATATCACCAGGTTTAATTACTCTGTGATCACTTAGGTAAAGAATACCACCACCGGTATGTTTCCACTTTATTACATCATTTTTTATTGTACGTTCCATAATTTATGTTTTTAAAAGAAAGAGACTTGATTAGTCCTTCTCAGATTAGGCAATATGGGTTACACCACACTGTCCCAATACGTCGGAACGAATCTGAGGAACCTGTATGGTCAGGACTTTGTATTTGGTAATAAATTTACCTTCAGTCTGCCATTCAACGTTCTGTAGACCCATACCACGTATCAGCCTTACAACATCCGATGTCATCTGAATGAACAGGACATTGTTAGCCGGGAGGGTGTCAATAACCTTTATGCCAAGTATTCCAGATATTGCGAGAATCCTTGCACGGATAGTCGTATTGGGAGCTGTATCAGGAGTTGAGCCAACATAATCCTCATCCAAAACGGTTTCATAAGTCGTTGGGATGTAGATCATCCACGGCCCATAATGTTTGGCATTAATACTGACTTGCTTCCAGGAGATAACTTGGTCAACAATAGTCTTTCCAGTTACTGCTGAATCGTCCCATGCAGTCCCCAGTGAAACCTGGTTTCTGTCAGGAAAATTAATGTAACTGTAAATGGTATTGCGACTTCTGCTATCCTTTTCACCAAAACTATAAGTAGTATTGGTAAACAGCATGTTCTCCAGTTTTACCATCACTGCTCTTGCAGCACGTTCAGCCAACGTGGTATCCAGTGGATTACCCATGTTACGGCTGGTAGCCAATGCCCTTGCATTGATTTCATAATCAACATGCACGATAGGTATTGGCAAGTAATTGTACTGCCAGACAGGACGGTTCCCAAGAGCACGGGTTACAGCATCCATTGTGAGATCAGCTTCCAGGTCACCCTGAACATCATGCCATTCAAGTACTGTCGTACCCATAGCATTTCCAAGGTTGTATGTCAAACCTCTTCCAACGAGATCATCCACACCACCAAGTCTGATTTCAGCAGCCTTCTGTACGGCTTCATCAAGTAACTTCCACTCATTCGGGCGGAGAGTTGCTCCAGCATTAGTCTGTATAGACTTGTAACTTGCTGGATCTTTAGGATCACCAGTACCTTTGTATACTGATACATAACTTCTGCCATCAGTATGTACAAAAGGTCTCATATAACCAGGATCAAGTCTCCCTTGATTGGCGAAATAGTTTGCTACTTCTCCACGCACCTGGCCATCGCTTCCAATTAAATCAACATTTATCATTGTATTTTCCTCCTTTTTTTTATAATACTCTGATCATGATTCTCTTGTTGTAGCCAAAGGGTGCTTCGGAATCTTCCGCCCCCGATGAACCAGAAAGGTTAATAGCTTTCACTACAACCCCAAAAGCTTCACCAGATGAGAAAGCCTTTACATAACCATTACCAGCGGATGCAACAAATGATCCAACGGTATAGTTAGTGCCATCTTCTGCAATAGCATAGACCCAATCACCACGGTAAGGAATCCAAACCTGAACCTGATCCCCTGTTACATAGGGATCATCAATCCCTTTTCCCTGCAGTTCATCCTCCAGAGCAACCATCGTGCAGAAGGCTGCTGGATCATTATCATTATGTGCGATTACTGTATCTTCAGCGCTCATAATGAGAAGCATGCCCGGATATATCGCACCACCTGCCTTGTGTTCTTCAATGACATCCGAGTATTTCTTCAGTTTAATCGTGTTGTGAGCAATATTCATTGCGTTTCCCTCCTTTATTTTTTCTTATCCTCAACAAACATAGGAAGCATCACCGGAACACCCTCATTGATTTGGATTGCCTCCGCACCTAACAGAGAGTAATCAGTTACATCTTCCATTTTAATCATCCCACTTATCCTTTTCAGATCATCCAGATCCTTAGCATCCAAAAGAGCCTGTGTCCAGACATCCTTTGTATTGGTCAGAATATTCTTGACCAGTTTCTCACGATTCTCTTTAAGCTGGGTTTTACCATACTCAAGAGCCGCTTTGTCTTCATCAGAAAGGACATTCACTTGAACTTCCTTTTCAACGACTTTTTCCACCTCTACAATCTTATCAACTGTAACGGGCTGGGCAATTTTGTCCAACATCGGTACACTCAAAGTCTGTAGAACCTCCCTGTCATCCTCAGTGTATTTGCCCTGACTGGTTTCAATCAGTTCATCTACCTTGTTTTTGACGCAGGGGGTGCATTCATTTGCCATAATTTCAACCTCCTTTTTAATTAAATTATTAACATCTATATTAACACGTATACCACAACCATCAGCCACAGAACAGGCACCAACACTGCCGAGCAGAAGTGCTAAGTGATCCGGTCTATGATTTCTAGCAATGGCAACATAGTGTTCTCCATTCCAATCACCTGCCACAATCTCTTCATCATTAAATACTCCAACACTGACTTCTATCAATTCCCCTTTTTGCAACTGTGCAAGCAATTCAGCAGACAATACTCTTAATTTTTCTTCATCAATCCATGCTTCAGCTTTCAATCTGTTTCCATCTATAAAGGTATTATAGATACGACCAATGGTCTGTTCATCTATAATATCGGGATAATTGGCCGAAACAGACACACCCTCTATCTCTGGATGATTTACTACTACAGGAATCCCATTCCAGGATTCAGGGTATTTTCCAAGTTCATCTATGGAATGGAATAAAAGCCCATGATTTCCATGATGAACTCCTTCAACCATCATTATAACAGGAACAACCAAATGTTGCTTCCCTTGATGTTTGCGGTTAGTTACTTTGTAATTAGGTTCTTGCATACTCTTATGAGTAGCGTACCCTTCTTCATGTCCTGTTGTCCCATTGGCTATTCGTATAGCCTGTGGGGCACAGGATTTGTCATTTCCACCTTTCTTTATACAAGCGGTAAGAGCGGAATTGGCTGTGGCAACCCATTTCTTCTTTTGCTCATCACTCAATCCCTTCTTATGACTATCTACATCAGCTGTGGTCCATGGCATAATTTTGTCCTCCTATTTTTAATAATATTTTTGTAATTCTTCAATATATGGTAACGCAAGACATCTGCAAAGAGGGTGCACAGGTATCATTGGTTCAATCTCATCCAGTGTAAACACTTTTCCTTCTAAACTAGCACATTCCTCACAAACTCTATCATCTCCTGCAGTTTTCCATTCTCCCAAAACTTTTATTCCCAACACCCCCCAATTACGATATTCCTGAATAGTAGCTAAATGATAAGCACGAATCATCTCTGTACGTGCTAACATCTCTGCCCTACGCATAGCTGGGATGAATCTACCTAGTGTATCTCTAATACCTAATTTATCAATACCTTCCCCATTAATTACCGCTATTAACTTCCTTGCTATCAATGCTGGCCCGTCCCCATCAATCATTCCCTGTGCTAATATACGACTTATCTGAGCATCCATTTGTTCGGTTATCCCTTTTAAATCATTATATACACGTGTGAACAAAACTCCTACCCGATCCATATGAAAGGGTGTCCCCATTATCATATCTATGCCCCCTGAGTCAGATATTGATGGTACCACCATTCTTGCACGAACCATCTCTGTACGTGCCCTTATGACTCCCCTTTTATATGAATCCCATACGTATAGATTAGTCCATGCCGCATTTATTGATTCCCCTACCTGCTCTGCCTCTGCTACGGTTAATAATCCTTTTTGTACCTGCTCATCCAACCATTTCATAAATTCTTCAACCTTTCTACTGCTTTTTGAAAAAGCAAAAGCCCCATCCCCTGGAGGTGTCACTTGGAAAACACTAATCCTACTAGTCAAACCAAAGCAATCCTTGTCAACTATTGCTACCCAAATTATCTTCATAAGTTCCACAAACCTACGTTTCACATCCCTAGCAAAGGCATTTCTCAATGCTGTAGTATGAGTTGGATCATATCTACTTTGGACTAATATACTATGTTCACAAGTGTTTATCATACAGCTGGTCTCCGTTTACGTTTTACTGGTTCTCCATGGGTTGGTTTAGCCTTCTTTTCTCCTTGTGCTGTTTTTGATCTGGTCGGATTACCACCAGCAGGTTGAACCACAGGTTCTGGTTCTAATTGCTTTTTAACCTTGGCCATTAGTTTTACTTCTTCTTCCATCTCATCTTCTCTAATCCTATCAACCAATTCAATTTCATCCGTAGTAAGTCCCAAGAACTTCATCATGAATACGGTAGGTGGAATAATAGCTTCTGCTATTGGATTAGAGGTATACTCTCGTAAGGCATTAGCCCTACTCTTACCAATTTCAACTCTTGCTTTCTCACTAATTGAGAATAGGTCTGCCCATTTAACTGTGTAATCTCTTTCCGGTTCAGGCAGAATTTTAAGTTCAATAAAGCGATCCACCATTGGTCTCAATATATGAGGTTCAGCATGTTCTTCCCTACGAGCCTGTACATAGGTTAGCCATTCCCCCCTGTCCTCTGAACTTGCTAACTCCCCACGCTCACTTCCTGATAGGATGCGTAGAGGAATACCAGTCTCCGCTGAAATCATCTTTAATTGAGTGTCCACATGTGAGCTAGGATCAGAAATTTGTTGTGCAAGAGCTTCTATATCAACTCCTTCATTGATAAGGAATCGTCTCAAATCATGCTCATATTCATCTAATTGTTCCAATAAATCTTCTTTAGCCTTTGGAGTCATAGTATATTCTGGGGCCACCGTACCTTTGAAACCTGGACGAGCATTTCTCCAAAACATTTCAGCATCTCCACCAACAATCTTTTCAATATCCATTAATCGGTTAAACACAGCTTCTAATCTTGGAGTACCCAGTATCTCTGATTCCAAGTTACCATCCGTGATATGAATAATCCTAGAATAATGAACTTTTACACTCTTGGTTGATTTACTTGTTGGATCACCCACCTCAATTTCATAAAGAAGAGGCATCCCATACCTAATATCTTTTGAATCTTCTACATAATTAAAGATTGGAGCTGATTTCTGACTGAATGGTTTTACAAAGGTTAGAACACGAGTACCTTTAGCCTCACGTTGATACCCATCCAAATTCTTAACATCATCCAGTCCTAATAGTAATACACCATATTGTCCAATGCTGGTGAGGCGATCTACTCGAGCTAGACGGGTTTTTAATCCTATCTTTCTATTAAGGTCATTCCAAGCTTTTTCAAACTCAGTATCTTCTGGTTCATTGGATTCAATAAGCTCCAAAGCCCCCTGCCAGGTAGCATTTACTGGACGATCAATGATAGCCTTTGCAATATCCTGCCTTTCATATTGGGCGTAATAGTCAGTAAAGATTAATGTCTTTTTGTAACCAAGTGCCTCGTATAGGTCTCTATTATTACCATACTGCTGCCCAAGCCTTGTCATCAAGTCAGCTCTTCCAACTATTGCACTGGCAAAGGTTGCCAACTGTTGAGTTGTCAATTTATTATTATGTTTTGTTCGTTCCATTGATTATCTGAGTTTAAAGTTACTTAATTATATTAATATAAATTGTCTCCCCTGCCGTAATGTATGCTTTTAACATAGCAATGACTGCTTTTTCATGAAATGCACTATTCGTAATTCTACCTTTCTGAGTGTTCTCCCCCACCAATATACAACCAGAAGTATCTTTGGCAGTATTACCCCGATGTATCCTGATTCCAGTAAAGTGTTTTACATCCACCACCAAAGGAAGGTCACGTTTGAATTTGGGACTGTATGTAACCTTTACTTCATACCTTCCGTAAGGAATAGCAGTTTCACCATATACCTTACATTCACCCGGATCATCCAAATCCCCATCCGCATTCAAATCCCTTACGGTATCTTCCAAGGTATTGCAAATAAACCGATCTCCCACGTATAGGTTTCCTATCGTGTAATCTGGTTTAAAGTACATTCGTCTTAAAAATAAGTTTATCATTGCTTTATTTATTATAACTACATGCTCCTTCTTCCCAAACCTTAACACAGATGGGATCCCCCGGAGCATCCCTACCATCAGCAAACACTACATATGCCCAGAATGTCCAAACACCTTCCATAAATAATTCATCTGATTGTAAATCATAAAAAATATAATTATTATTTGTTGGATGTAATGAGGCATCCCATTCTCCTTCAATAGCATCAG